GAAAAGCAAGTGAACTTGCAACTTTGTAAGAACCAATTGCGTACTACATGGGAAGCAGCACAAGCGGGTTTCAGTGCATTTGAGAAATTGCCTGCAACTTTTGAAGAATTCATGTTGGCTCAAACCGCTGCCGAAGTAGCACAAGCAAACGAATTGGGTATCTGGAAATCAAACTTGTGGTATGATTCCGCATTGGTTCCTGGTCAAGATGGTATGGTTGGTTATTTGATTGACAATTCTGCAATCGTTCGTCCTTTCAGTGGTGCTACAAGTGGATCAAATGTTGTTGCTCGTTTGCAAGAAGCATTGGATTACTCACCCGCAGCATTGTATGGCAAAGAAGGTTACCAATACTATGTTGGTCCATCTACCATGAAGGCATACCAAGCCGCTTTGTCTGCTGGTAACTACAACTTCCAATTCTATGTAGGTGAAAAGCCAATGAACTTCCAAGGTATCCCCGTAACCATGTGTCCTGGTCTTAACGATTACGACTGTGTATTGGGTATGAAGTCAGATTTGCACTTCGGTACTGGTTTGTTGAGCGACTACAACGAAGTGAAGGTTATCGACATGAGTGATATCGATGGTTCACAGAATGTGCGTGTAATCATGCGTTTCACTGGTGGTATCATCGCTACCAACCCAACTCAACAAGTTGTAATTAATGTAACCTAATAATATAGGAACAATATAAACACGGGGTGGGCATAAACACCCGCCCCTTTTTTTTAACCAACAAAATAGAAAAATATGCCAAGTTGTGGAACTTTATTAGGAAGATACGAACCATGTAAGCAATTCGTGGGTGGTTTGAAAGGTGCGTTCTTCGTACCATTTGAATTCAAGAACCGAGTTACAAAAAGCGTACCAGCGGGGTTAGTAACATTGATTGACAATGGAACAACTACAACCCCAATTTCAGCCCCATTTTGGGAGTTGAAAGGTTTGAGTACTTTGGAAACCGCCGTGATTGCATCGCGCGATAACGGAACGGCTGCGTACGAAACCACCTTTACTTTGTCATTCAAGCCAAGCGGGAAAACTCCCGTAACGGGCGATGCCGACATGGACACTTTGAAAGTGTTGACCGAAGGTAGATGGCAAATCATCGTGTGGGACAGAAACGACCAATTTTGGTTGTTGGGTGAAACTTTGGGTTGTGATGCCAATGGTGGATCAAGTGCATGGGGTACACAAATGGGTGATGCTCGTTTGAATACTTTGACATTCATGTCAAGCGAACCATTGCCACCCGCACCCGTAGATGCGGACAATTACACCGAGATTAAATTGGTAGTTACCCCAGTCGAAGGAGTTTAATTTGAACCACTCTACAAAGAGTATTTGTAGACAACAACCCCTCATCAAATCGGTGGGGGGTTTTCTTTTGCAACAAAAAGTTAGAATTGCGTTTTATAGGTATGCACATCAATAACACATCCACATCAGTTACATTCACATCGTTCGTGGATTTTGAAGGTGTGTCAACGGCAACCATTGAGGTATGGCATAAACCCACAAAAACGATGGTTTCCACCACGACTGCGTGTGTGAAGTCATATTCCTTCATCACAATGAATTTACCCGCTCTAACGCCAATTAACGCAGTGGCAAAGAACACGGATGAATTATTGTTTCGTGTGTATAATGGTGATGTATTGATTTGGGAGGTTTTGGGATATTGGATTACGGGAACAACAAACATTTACAACACTTGGAAGCAGTTCACAACGACCGCCCCAGGTACACCTAATTGGAAAACATTATGAGTTTAGAATTTATACAATTACAATCATACACCGCCCCATCCATCATTGAGCAAAAGAACAAAGATTGGGTGCAATACGGGGATGATAATAATTACTACCAATATTTGATTGACTTATACCATTCATCACCCACCAACAATGCGTGTATCAAAGGCACGGTTGACCAAATCTTTGGTAAAGGGTTGGAGGTTACAAGGGCATCAAGGGATTTACCAGGTTACATTGAATTCAAAAAGTTGTTCAGTGCGGATGACCTTCGTGCAGTTACAATGGATTTGAAGATGTTAGGCCAAGCATCATTCCAACTTGTAAAGTCAAAGGATCGCAAAAAGTATGTCCAAGCCAAGCACTTTCCACAACAAACCCTTCGGCCCGCCAAGTGCAACGAAAAGGGTGAAATTGAAAAGTACTATTATTGCCCCGATTGGGCTAACATGAAGCGTAACCACACGCCAATTGAATTTAGGGCGTTCGGTTATGACCAAAGTGCAAACGAATGTATCCTTACAATCAAACCATATTCAACGGGTTCGTTTTACTTCGCACCAGTGGATTACCAAGGCGGTACGCAATATGCCAACTTGGAAGCGGAAATTTCCAATTTCCATATTAACAACATTATGAATGGGTTAGCCCCATCAATGTTGATAAACTTCAACAATGGGCAACCACCCGCCGAGGTTAAAGACACTGTGGAAGCCCAAATCAAACAAAAGTTTGGCGGATCGTCAAACGCGGGTAGGTTTATTATCTCGTGGAACGATGGCAAGGAATCGGCTGCGGATATTACACCCGTTCAATTGAGTGATGCCCACAACCAATATCAGTTCCTTTCCCAAGAATCCATGCAAAAAATCATGGTGGCGCATCGTATCGTATCGCCATTGCTTTTGGGTATTAAGGACAACACGGGATTTGGTAGCAACGCAGATGAATTAAAGTCAGCGTCTATCTTGTTTGATAATGTTGTTGTACGCCCTTTCCAAAGATTGATTATTGATGCAGTCACCAAGGTGTTGAACTTTAATGGGTTTAATTTGAATCTTTATTTCAAGACCTTACAACCTTTGGAATTTACCGATTTAAGTGGCAATGTCATTGATGATGAAACCCGTGAAGAAGAAACGGGCGTATCGTTGTCAAGTCAAAAAAAAAAGATTGATTTAGCGGATTCATACACAGATTACCCCGAAGGTGCAAGGAGTAACGCTAAAAAGGCGTTGGGGTGGGCAGAAAAGAACGGATGGGGTGAGTGTGGAACGCCAGTGGGCAAAGCCCGTGCAAATCAGTTGGCAAATGGTGAACCCATAAGCCGTGAAACTATTGCAAGGATGGCAGCGTTTCGCCGTCACCAACAAAACAAAGATGTACCATATTCAGAAGGATGTGGTGGATTGATGTGGGATGCATGGGGTGGTGATGCGGGGATCCGTTGGGCAGAAAGTAAATTAAAAGAAATTGATTTGTCCAAGGACATGACCATCCAAGACGAAAAATCTTGGATAGAACATTTGAAAGACAAGGGGGAAATAATTAACACCGATGAATGGGAATTGATTGATGTTCAAGAGGTTACAGACGCGGACGAAGAACTAAGATTTAACTTGGCGTATGACAACCCCAATAAAAAAAGTGATGATGATAAAGGGGTGTACAAAATCCGATACCGTTATGGTCCTGATTTCGTATCCAACAAATCAAGGGAGTTTTGCTCTACAATGGTTCAAGAAGCCAAAAGCGGAGTGATATTCCGTAGGGAAGATATCATCCAAATGGGCGATGCGGGTGTGAACGGGCAATTTGCCCCAAGCGGTCAAAGTTCCTATTCAATTTGGAAGTACAAAGGCGGTGTAAATTGTCACCACAGATGGGAACGATTGACATTCAGACGCAAACAAGTCAAAGGAAAGTTTTTGCCAAAGCAACCAAACGAAACGGGCGAAAGTAGAGATTTAGATAATTACAACGAAGTATCAAACAAAAGCGCAGACAATGCGGGTGTGCCATTCTCACCAAGTGGATGGAATACCGCCAAGACACGCCCTATTGATATGCCAAACAAAGGATCATTAAAAAACAAATAAGATGTACGCAAACGATGACATATTACTGGTAGACAAAGAATTGATATTTAAGTACACCCAATTGGGTGGTAATGTGGATGTGGACAAAATCTATCCCTTTGTTAAAATCAGTCAAGACATACAAGTTCAAGAACTTTTGGGAACTAAACTTTATCGGTACATTTTAACCCAGGTTGAAAACGGAACTTTAACGGGCAACTACCAAACTTTGGTTTCGCACTATGTACAACCGATGTTGATTCATTACGCCATGGCAGATTTGTTGTTGTTTCATGGTTATGAGGTAAGCAATGCGGGTATTTTGAGGAACTCACCCGAAAACACAACTTTGCCAGACAAAACCGAAATTGATACATTGGTTCAACGCCAAAGAAATATTGCGGAAACTTATCGCCGTAGGGTTGTGGATTATTTGAGTTACTACCCACAATTATTTTCACAGTACACCGAGGACCAACAAGCGGGTGAATACCCAAATACAAATCCGTCTAACTATGTTTCATGGAATCTGTAAAGAAAACATACAAGCCAAAGGATGAAAAGGTCAAGAAATTGACCACCTACATGACGCAACTTAAAATTGTCAAGGGGATAAAATGCGACTTGTTCACAAAGGCAATTATCATATTGGTGATGTCAACGGGATGTTCTGCGGAGTATCATTTGAAACAAGCCATCAAAAAGAACCCCGCCATGGCACAAATAAGCGTGTATGGCATTGATACCGTGTTTGTGCGTGATTCTGTGACCATTACAGACACTTTCACAACAAAAACGATTGATACCCTCACAAT